GTCTGCAGTTTCGAACGCGTCTCCATCCCACTAGTCGCTAATCTCCGTCATTTCAAACCTCGGAATCCGAACCGGCGACTGAGTGTACACACGGTATGGAGCAACGAAACCGAATGGGAATGTAACATATGCGTCTCGTCTCCTTCCGTGAACAACAACCTCTCCTCGCCCGTCGTCACCCTCTAACACGTCTGGGAAGTAACTCGCGAAATCGGGGGGTTGACCATCGACCCTGGCATCAGCAGTGTTCCACCCGTCGACCAGAATGCGTGGACCCGTGGCGTCAGCGCTCAATATTGGCTTTCGCAAGTTGGGGTCTTCCATCCGGCCACGCAAAACGTTCGTGTCAATCGCCATAACACGCCAGCAGCCAATTTCAGTGTGACGAGACATGAGTTGTTTCAACAACACCTCCTCACTTCTCGCGAGCTGAGTGACGTGGTGGGGGAACATGGCCGCATATTGAACGAAATGTCGACGATTCGGTAGCGACAACACAAAGTAGCAGTCTTTCAAACCTTGGAGAATCATTTCGACGACAATTTCATTATATGTCACTCGTTCGTCAATCTGAACAGTGGTGCCATTGCACTCTCGACCTGATATCCTTGAAATCTCGCGCAGCAAGTCTTCTACCATTTCAAATATTACGAGCGCGTTATGCCTGTGCCACGTACCGTCATCGTCCATCCACGAAACGTCAGCCGAAAAGAGTCTTATCCCAGAAACGCGAGACGTATTGAGCTGAGTAGCGGTCTGGGGCTTGATGGTGACTAAGAAAGGGTCTTCAGCATGGTGGGAGTCATATTGCAAGGAACGCGCTCGGCGGTATGAAACAGAGATGTCATCGAGTACAGGCAACACACCAATCTCGGGAGAAAAGACCGCGTCAACTAACAAACGATACACCGTGAGAATGGCCGGACGACACATCTGTCCTATTCGGGTCGGATTTGTCAGCGTGGGGTCGCCCATCGTGGTGAAACCTATCATCGGGGCGTACACTCTGGGATCCTCGTGCAAATCGTCCAACATGTTGGAGGTCCTACCCAAACCGCGATCGACACCGAGGAAACCTAAATGTTTTGCTAGCATTGCATATGACTTAGCGGTCAACACAGAGGAATTCATGATGACGTCGACGAGTTGTCGAATTCTGCCCTGAAAAATCGATCGTGTGGAAACTCGAGCGACAATGTCGATTGTCTCGCCGCATACATGTCCGACCTGCAGTACAGAGCGATACGTGTCGACGAGATCACGGGGGTCTACTCCAAAATAATAGTTCCTGACGTTATCCCAATCAACACCTGTGGCCGAGGGGTTCAACGCTCCGCAAAAGTACCGACTGTACACACCATGAAAGAAAAGCGCAACGTACAGGCCTTCGCTCGGTAGGATGGGAAAAAACAATTCATCGTGTGGGAAGGTGGCGACAGTCGGGTAAACGCGAGGGGCACCATGAACGTTGAGAGCCGCTAACGCATCAGGGTCTTCACACATAGAGGGGTACGATCGCCAGTCGGCACCTGGGCGGGGCAAGTTATCATATGGTAGTGTGACACCAACCAACAATGAGGCGCAGTACGCAGCGAAACAATATATCGTGTGAAACCATTCGCCGAAACTGTGAATGAAGTTGTCGAGAGCAGTTCGCCATGCGGGCGCAGCAGCCGTTGTCTTTGACACCTGACGTCCTAGCCGACCAACATACTTGTCGAACATCGACATGAGTGCGAAGGCGGGGGTTAAATGACGAACAACGAGATACTCTTGCGAATTCTCGGCCAACGGAGTGGATGCTTGTCCGGGTATACGCATGGTAAACTGACGTGAATATCGAGTTGCATCACGTTGCACATCAAAGGACAATCCTGGAGCGTTCAGAAACGCTAAGACACGTGTCATGAGGTTCCAACCTGCGGGATCGATGGCATTTCGTGGTGGTATCGGTTCTAGCAACGTGAATCGTTCAATATTCGACGAAATTCGCCTCGTTCCGACGCGTTCTTCGAGCATGACTGGTGTGCCATTCGAACGATATCCCCATGGCATCCCTCTAAAAAGTTCATTCTTGACATCAGGCAAGAAGGTTCGTATGAAGTCAAACAACACAGCAGCCTTAACGTGTCTGTTGCGCTCATAAGCTAGGGGGTTCATGAGAAATGCGATCTTTGTAGCGAGGAGAACGTGGGCAAACTTCCGACTGTCAATCGTGCCATAATCAGCTGACCGTGGCGTAGAGATGTCGTACCAATCAGGCATGAGTTCCAAAGCAATGCAACGCGCAACTCGCTCAATAGATGTGTTGATTGTTAAGTCAATTAACTCAAACCCGACCTGACCGTAAGTGGTGTTGATAACGTTGTGGCTGTCTCGGGTTCGCGTCATATTGGCGTTCAATGTAGCAGGTGTTCCCACGACTGTTGCTCGCAGTACGGATGCGGCTAATCCTTCAACGATAGACCGAAAATCTTGTCGAAACTGAGCAGAGTACAGCAGAGTGAAATCGCATGAGAGACGGATCTGTTGGTTGTACATGAAAATAGCGAACGACTCAGCCTCCCGACCAAAGGTATCTAAAACGACATCATATTTTCGAAAGCGTAACATCTCACGTCGCCCACCGATATCCTGACGCAGAACAGACAAAACACCAAGCAGATCACGATAGGCGTCAGGGGAAAGACGGAAACCACGCATCTCACTCAGAAACTCAAAGTTAGCGCGCTTTGTGAGAGTGTCCGAACGAGTGTAACAGATCTGACTTAATTTCCTGTTCGCGTGGAGATTCACCCCTTCAGACACTGTACCAAGTTTTCGAGGCTCATAGTGGTCTCGTACCTCTGCTCGAACCCAGTCAAGATCATGATTTCTAGCGATAACCTCCATGTAATGGGGATACCTCTCATAATCGTCTTTCATGATCTGTCCACTGATACGCGCGTACTCATCGGGTCGTGCCATATTAAGGCGCCCTGTCAAGCAGTGGTCCTTATCATCGATCTTTGAAACCATCAGAAACCTACCAAATCGAAACGACACACCGATGATATCAAATAATTTTCCAAGAAACCACGAGAGGCCGAATTTCCCATTCATGTCGTTCTCAGTAACTAAGCCACCTGAGTACTGTCCCATATCAATCTCTTCGATACCGTCTGCGCGAATGACAGTGTCCGACAAATCGTATGGATTCACTCGCATTGTGATACCGGGATGGGATACATCAATAACCACACCGATGAGGTTTAGTCCATGACATGTTTTCTTAATGGTGGGCTGCTCAAACGGAAACATCATGGGACTATCAACTGCAACAGGGCCGGGGTTTAAGAATGACAGGCCGAAGACATCTCCAGAAGGCATATCTAAGTCGGGACGCAACGCATAAAAATGGGGAATGTGCTCTGGGGTAGCGATGGCGACGTGTTCGACAACTTTCACGGCTGACAGTGAAAACGCATCCTGACGAACAGAAAATGCCGGGGTGGTGAGCGGCAAAGAGGAGTTGGCGTGAATGCGAGATAGTTCTCGTGTGGCGACAAGTTGATTAAAAACCGCCGAGATGGAATTTGCTGTCAAGATGTCGTCTTTGAGGATGCGACCGAATGATTCCCACGCTTCAGCTGACTTCTCAGGGTGAGAGGTTGTTTGTTCGTCATTGGGAGGGGTGCTGGTGAGTGGATCGAGAGGTGTAGAATCAGCCATGAGGTGAATGCCAAGATAAGAAGATAGCAGAGGCGACCAAGGGCACGTTCACTAAAAATTGT